CCACCTTGGTGGATTATGTGTTGATGCGGGTCCCTGACCAGCCGGCATATGGGTCAATGACACACAACAGCACCCCTCCTTGGAAAGCTGTTTGGGCATGCAGGGCTTTGATGGTTGGAGTGGCCGCGGGAGGATGTTATTTAGTGCTCCACAAAAGCGCTGATACGGCGCGACATCTAGTGCAGACGGCGCGCAAAATGATGGAGGTCACAAAGCCTGAGGTGGTCGCTGAGTCGTATAAGTGGGACATATATGATGACATGGCAGATGGTTATAGCGCGAGATTCATCAATTTTGAGGCATATATCAACACCAAAGACGTGCCACGAGCCACTGGAGTTCTTGCCATGATCAAACGGTTGTTTGGACAGCCAGCTGCCACGTCACACCTTCCAGCCACTGCCACACTTGTTGCCGATGCCGCTTCAACGGCCGATTCGGCGGCCTTATCAGCCCAGGGGACTGGAAAGGCGGTTTTAGATGGAATAGTCTTTGCATGTCCATCAGGCACGAAGCTGCCCTTTGAAGTGGTTCATTGTCTTTACAATCGCATTCCCTTGCAGTGTTGGGCTTGGGCTAGAACGCATTTAGTATCGGTGGGAGACTTCCTCCTCAATGGCAAGACCAAGATTAGGGTGAAGGGAGACAGTCTTGATTGGTTGTGGTACTACATTAGTTTCGGTGCTCCGCTTTGGGAGGAGTATCTGAAGCGAGCAGTGCCATACAGTGCATCAGGAATGGCGTTATTGGAGGCTTGCACCAGTATGTTGGAGGGCGGAGATTTTAAGACTCAGTTGATCATGAAGATGTTGATGCACAATGGATGGACCTTGCTCCCATACTGGCCCGCCGTCGTGATGCACGCGAGCTATAACATTGCTGTTGGCGGATTGGGTGGGGTCACCGACGGCAACTTCTACACGGCTTCGATGGATCTGGGGATTTCCGGGTTGGCGGCAGCAGGATATTTTGTGCTACAGAAAGGCATCGCTTATTACCGATCAGAAGCAATGGGCCGCAATTCGTCATTTGATCGTATGTACCTCCGCGGTATGACGTCGCCGTTGGACCCTCTCTGTGACTTGACTTTAGCGCCCAAGAAGAACAGATACCCTAAAACGAGTTCGGCTTTCGTCTTGCAAATACTGCCTTCGGTTTTGGGAATGTGCAGTTTCGCGAACACTCGAGGGAATTTCGTTCATTCTGTGCATGGACGCGTCGGGCGGCCGACGCCTCAGATAACCAACGCTGAAGGCTTGGAGGCTGTGGAGAAATTCCTGACCGAGTTGGCGAACTGTGTGAAGGCTGCTACAGGGCCCGTGGAGCCGGTTGATTTTGAAACGTTCGTGTGTAAATTCCCGCCGGCTAAGCAGAAAGCCTATCTAGAAGCTCGAGAATGTTTTGAGAGCGTGGGAACGCGGCCCATCTTTAAGAAGGCGTTGTACAAGGATTTCAGGGCGGATGAGTGTGCTTGCTTTCTTAAGCATGAACTCAACGTGGCACGGCCGGATGTGATTGTCGTGGATGGTGATGAGCGGTTTTCCAAGGCGCCTGCGGACCCGCGTACGATCTGTCCTAGATGGCTACCGTTGCAGTCAGTCATGATTCCGTACATTTTGGCTATGGAGGCTAACGTCAAGCGCGTGTTGAGCGATCATTCGGCTCGTTTATTTGGGATCAATGTCAGATTTGCGAGCGGGTTGTCGCCCAAACAGATGTCTGCTATGTGTCGTGCGCTGATGGAAGAGAACGGCTTAGACTGTGTGATTGTCAATGGGGATGATGGCATGTTCACAAAACACGGGGTTTGTCATTATGTGGATGGTGAACGGTGGGACGCGCATTTCAGGATGGAGTATCATCACATCATCATCGGTGCCTACCGCATAATGGGCTTGCCTAGTTACTTGGCTGACGCGATGCACCATCTCGTATTCCGTAAGATGTCTTGGGGTCAGGGTGTGTCGGTGGCAATCAACAGGAACAACGCGTCAGGAGAGAGCGACACAACTTTTCGTAACGGGTTGGGCAATTTTGCAATCCAGCTGGTAGCGCTGATGTTCTCACGGAAGCTTGACTCGTCATTCATCAGGGAAGCGACTCGGCTCGGCTTCGTTTACACCGTTGAAGCTGAGCAACGCTTGATGGCTGACCCCTATGGTGACTTCTGCGCGCGCGTGTGGATCAGGTCGACGACCGGCCCCGAGCTCATTCTCAAGATCGGACGGATCATTGCGAAACTGTCGTACACGGTGATGCCAACCATCCCAGTGGCTGAGATCATTCCGGCCAAGGTCGATGCGGCTATCAGGGAATTGAGCGCCTTTCCGGAAGTCGTGGCACAGCTCAAGCTTTTGGCCACTACCATGAAGCCTGTTTCGGCTCGCGCTAAGGCGTGGGCACGTCTCGCCAGCTACAACTATTCCAACTCCGAGCACATTGTCGAGACCACGCTCGCCACCCGGCGCGAGTTCTTCGCACTTCGCTACAATGTCGATTACGACGACGTCGTGACCGGGTTCAAGGAGTTCGTGGCTGCCGCCAAGGCCAACGAGCCGGTGTGCCTCAATGACACTCTCAGGCGCCTCGCTGAGCGCGACATGGGCGTGACGTCGATTGAGTCGGTCGCCAAGAAGTCTGGGTTGAAGCTTGTGCCGATGACTCTCGACTGCATGGCGGACCAAGCGCACACGCGACAGCTGTCGCTCATTGGCGACGGGTATTCGTGCTGGCTTAAGCGGCTCTGGAATAAATTGGTGCATGCGATGAATGGCAACGCAGTGGCCGTGCCGCTGGCTGCAACGCGCTTTGAGTACAGCAGTGGAGGGTGGGATAAATGGCTTGCTAAGATGAGAAACAAGTTGATGCACAGTCTGGTTGGTAACAGGTGTTGGGAGGGAGGGTGGC